TTCTCACGCCGTCGGTCACGGAGTTTCTAGTTACGTTTAGCTCGTCTTGCAGCGGTAGCATAGACGCAAGCGCAGGCTCGCCGTAAGCGCAGATATAATCCTCGTCGTTTTTGCCGCGCACTTGCGGGAGCATATACCCAAATACAAACGGTTGCCCGTCTTTTAGCTTTACCGCGTCCCTTAAAACGTTGCTCTCGTAGATAGTGCTTACTTGCCACTCTTTGCCTTTGAGCTCGTATATTTCGTACAGCTCAAAGCGTTCGTACGGTTTTTTGTCCTCAAACGTTTCGGGCGTTTCTATCTTAAAAACTCCGCTTTTTAGGAATTCTTTTACGTCCTCGCTCGTTAGGTAGATTTTGTGCACGATGAAGCGAATATCGTTTAGATCTCTCGCGCTCGGGTCAAAATACAAGTCGCAAAGCTCTATTTCCTCTATCCTAGCCTCGCTATCCTCCCAATACACCTTCACTGCCGACGACGCGGTAAACGGCGCTTTTAAAAATATCGGCGCAAAAACTTTATAAAGATTTATGCGCTCGCAGTAGTGGTCTAACGCCTCTTGCCATTTGTCTATCACGTCGTCCGTAGAGTTGATATACGGCTCTAGTTTGGCAAATTTATCGTTGTTAAAATACGTCTCCGTTAGCCCGTCGTAAATCCTTTTGGCTTTTGAATTTAGCTTTGGTATGTAGTTTTTGCTTTTATTCCTATCCTTTAAACTCTGTAGAATTTCAGGCTCTAGCACCAACAAATACGCGTCGTTTAGCTTATCGAATGCGGGTTTATACCGCTCGTAGCCGCCCATCGCGATCTGCCGTAGCTCATCCAAGTAGCCCGCTCTATCTTCCATCTTTACCCTCCAATCTATAATACGTATTTTTGCTAATCCCCGTAAGTTCGCACACTCGGCGCATTCCAACGCCTTTTGCTTTGAGCGCGCTCGCAAATCTCACTTTGTGTTGTTTCGTCGGCACCACTCGCACGCCTTTCATCCATTCGCAAACCATCGCCGCGACCGATAGTTTGATCGCCTCATCATCTAGCGCGGCTATTTGACGTATGAGCATAGGGTCTATCCGTTCGTAAATATACTCGACTTGCAGTGTCAAATCTACCCTATTTTGGGGAAAACGCGTTATTTTTTATCCTTTTTTATATTTTTGAATACTTAGCCAAGCTCGCCGTGCAAGCTTTATTCTAATGATATTTGAAACGACGCCCCACGCCGTTTCAATTCATTACCACCCAAAGTCGTCGTCTTGCCGCTGCTCGCGTTTAAATTTCGGCGTAATCTTGTCAAAAAACGTAAGCGCCAAAGCGTCCGCGTAATCGGGGCTTACCCCGTATTCTTTTTTAATGGCGTCTTTTGGCAGTATCAAATACTTTTCTTTGCTATCGTATTCGTATTCGATCATCTGCAGCTGCCTTTTGATTTTCTCGTTTGCGTCCATAGATAGCAACGAAAAAGCCTCCCGCAAAGAAAAATACATTTCCGCGCGTTTATTGGCATATCTGCGCTCGTCCGTGGCTTTAAAGCTCGCTTTTGCTTCTCTTACGACGCCTTGTAGTCCCAAATCGCACAGCGTGTCGTATACCCCGGCGCCCACGCCTATCGTATCTATAAAAATCACATCGGGCCTGCTTTCTGCGCGCTCGTAGCGCCCGTATATTTCTCTTGCCAGCCCCGTGACGCTTGCTATTCTAAAGCCCTCAAAGCTTTTCACGCGGTAGCCCTCTCTTTGGCAAAGCACGCTTTCATCATCCCCGTCGCGAGCCACGTCAAGCCCCCAAACGCCTAGAGCCTTGCCGTTAAAATCCCACGCCGCGCTAAAAGAATTTTCTATCATAGAAAGCGTAAAAAGCGCGTTTGTCGTCGTGTCTAAAAACTCGCCGTAAATCTCTTGCCTTACTACGTCGCTACCTGCTCCGCCCAGTTCCGCGATTAGCTCGTCTATCTCGCCGTGGCGCAGCATCGGGTTTTTGTAGCTGGAGATTTGAAAATTTACCCAGTCCTTTTCGTTTCTCATCCCGCGCGAGGCTAGATCGAAAAACTTATTTTTGCCCTTTGGCACCCCGCCGATAAAGGCTCTTGATGTGGGATAGTCAAGCAACATCGGGCGTATAGCGTTATCCCAAAGGTAGGCGTTTTTTAAGATGATGCCCGCCTCGTTTAAAACCACGACGTCGTAGCCGAAACCCTCGATATTTTCGGGACGTTCTGCCGATCTCATATCAAGATACGCGCCGTTTATCGTTAGCTTTTTATCTTGCGCGTGAAATTTCCACAGCTCTTTTGGAAGCTGTTTGAGTTCGGGCAAAAAATATCTTTCGTAATATCTTTGCAAGTTGCCCGCGACAGTATCGACCCAGAGTATTTTTTTGCCCTCTAGTAGCCACTCGATACAAGCGTTCGCCATCCCCTTTGTGAAGCCGCAGCGCCTGCCTTTTTCAATCGTGGTAAATTTTGCGCCATTCTCAAAAAATACCTCTCGCTGCCAAGGAGCGTATTTTAAATTGAGCCTAATCTCGCTCATTTTTTACTCCGCAGGCGAATAAAATCCGTTTGCCTATTCGTCGCCATTTAGCTCCCGCCTTTCTATCACGATTTTAGTTTCCTCGCTTTGTTGCACGTTGGCGTTATTTATCGTCGTGCTTGACGTTCTTTGATTTACGCCGAGCGTTAGGCTGGCTTTATCTATCGCGTCTTGCAAAGCTTTGTAATCGTTTGCATTTAGTTCCACCGGCTCAAAATTTTGCACCCCGTCACCAACGCCCACCTTTTCAAATTTGGTATTCTTGTTTAGCATTTCCGTGATTTTGGCTAGGTTTTTTTGAGTAGCATTAAAAATCAGCCCGCGGTTATACGCCTCGTCTTTAGCAGCGTTCATTATCGCGTTCATTTGTTCATCGGGCAACGTTTGCCTCGCCGAAATCATCGTTACTTCAGCTTCTACGTAGCGTTCATTTTCAGGCGTCAAGTCTTTGGTTATTTTATTCGCTGCGCCCAGCGAAATATTATGTTTTTTTGCTAACTCTCTTTGGCTAAATTTACCCGTAAGATAGTCTGCGATTATTAGCTTTTTCGTCTGTTCTGTTATCTTCGCCACTATTTTCTCCCCATCTCGCTCTTGATCAAATCTATCGCCTCGCCCGATCCGTAGCATACCTTGGCTTTCGCGTAGTCGTAGCAGTTGATAGTATCTACCCAATCCTCTTGTTCGTCCGATACCCTGCTTAGGCTCTTTTTGGCGCGCTTCATCTCTACAAATACGATCTTGTCTGGCAAAAATACGAGCATATCGGGAAAACCTGCGCTAGTTCCCATTGCTTTGAGCTTCTTTTTATATTGCACGCTAGCTACTCTCTCGTTTGCTACGTGCGTAAACGGGATTTTATTTACCCGTAGCCAGTCGGCAAAATACATCATTTCGTGATCCTCTAGCGGTACCTGCCCCGTCGCTTTCGCATACGCTAGAGTGTTTTCGTATTTTGGCATCATCAATACCCAACCTCTACGTATTCGCCCTCACTGACTGCAACCGTAGCCTCTGCGCGTAAACAAAAATAAAAATAATCCGAATTCGCGCTAAGCCCTGCGCCCTCACAAAACTCTACCGCGTCTTGCTCGCCAGCAAACACTGCTACTAGCCAGCCGTCTTTTATGCGGTCCGCCTCTTTCAGGCTCTCAAATAAAAACCGCTCTTTGTATTTGAGTCTACCGTCGGCATCAAACCAATCGTCGCTACCCTCTATCTCGTCAAGCTCCAGCTTATACACGGCATAACTTAAAATTTCGGTCATAGTAGTCCTTTTATCGTATTTTTTAATCTTTTCTCGGCTATCTCGCAGTATTTACTCTCTATCTCACAGCCGATGAAATTTCTATTTAACTCTTTGCACGCCGCCGCGGTCGTGCCGCTACCCATAAACGGGTCAAATATCAAATCGCCTTCGCTTGACGCCGTCAAAACTAGCTTTTTGATTATCTCTAGCGGCTTTTCGCTTGGGTGTCCGTATTTGCTTTTTGACGCGTTGTGAGTGAAAAGCTTTGATCTACCTTTGATTTTTACGCCCTTTTCTCTGATATAGATTATATTTTCGACGTCGCTTTTAAAGGTGTTATTCGTGAAAGGCGCGGCGTTTGGTTTATGCCAAAAAAGCTCGGCGACGTTATAGTCCCTGTCGTAGCCCCAGTTCATTATGCGCGGCTTTTGTTTTGTAGAGCAAAATATGAAAATATTGACTTTCTTGCAGACGCGCGCGATTTGTTCTAGCGTGTCCTCTACGTCAAAGCCCTGCGAGATTTTATCCAGCGCGCCGTTTTCGTATACGGGGCGTTTGCCTAGCCCGCCACCTTTGGTCGCTATTTCGTACGGTGGGTCGGTAACGACCAAATCCACGCTATTTGCAGGCATACTCCTCATAAACTCTAAGCAGTCGGCATTGTAAATTTTATTTAGCTCCATTAAAACAAACTCCTTATCCCGCTTTTGTAAATCATATAATCAGGCTTAGACTTAGCGCTGTTGCCTAAAACGGCTTGCTTTATTTTGTAATCCTTAAAAATTTCGCAACCGTCGTTTTCTATCTTGTCGTCGATATACGGCAATATGTCGCTATTTTCGCTTGAAAAAAATATAAACGGTTCGCGCACTAATCTAATCATTTTTAAGAAGTCGCGCAACCCCCAAAAGCATTTATACCCTGCCTTATCCGTCTGCAGATACGGCGGGTCTAAAACCAAGACTACGTCCTGCCCGTCAAATTCTTTTATTAGCTCCATTGCGTCTTTGCGGGCTATCTCTACGCCATTTAAATAGCCCTTAGCGTTATACTGCGGCACGGAGCCGTTAGCCCCCGAATAAAATCTTTTCCCTTTTTTAAATTCGGCTTCGTTATGCGCATAGTTCCCGCCGTAAAACAAAATTGAGCTAAACGTTAGCCAATCAATGTAAAAACCTTTGTTCTTAAAATCGTCTAAAATTTGAGTTATCGAGGCTTTATCCTCGGGGCTTATCGATTTATATTTCCCGTATTTTCCGTAAATAGGGGTTATAGCGCGCAAGATTTCGTTCGTCTCCTCGATATGCGCCAATCTTCCGCAATACCCGTCATAGTCGTTGTATATTACACGGGCGCTTGGATAGATTTGTTTTATATTGTGGCTTAGTAGCCCAGAGCCGCCAAATGCGTCGATAAATGTTCCGTTTCGGTAACGGCTAAACTCGTCTTTAATAAGCTCGTTAAACTGCTTTATGAAGTTTCTTTTTTGCCCTTGAAAAGGCAAAGGAGAGCGGCTAAATTTTGCTATCAAAACAAACTCCCTTGCTCGCCTTTTACTCTTAGCTCACCCTCGCTTAGTCTTACGCACTCCCTGCCGCCTGCGACGAGTATCACGACTTCGCCGCTTTCAAAGTCTATCCGCGCTACGTCGTAAAAGTTCCCTCTATCGTTTGGTCTAAATTCTAGTTTCATACTGCCGCCTTGTTTATTCCGGCTAGTAATCCGCCGACGCTTGGTCTATTTTGAATTGCTGCGGCTCGCCCCTGTTTAAATTCGATCAAGCTCATCGGCTCTTTGTTCTCGCCGATAAAATAAATCTTGTCAAATTTGTTGGTTTGGTTACCAAAGCTATTTACTCTCTCGTTTCTGCCGATTAGATACGCAGGCGCGGTTTGATTAGGTTTTGAGTAGGTTTTGTAAAGTTTTTTAAACTCCCACTTTTTAAAATCATCCCACTCTTTGCCCTCTAGGCCGCCCACCGCTTCCCAGCCGCCCGTCGCATTTACTACGCTCATAATAGCCCTGTCGCTAAAGCAGACGCTTCTATCCGTGCCGTATTTGTTTATCGCGTAGATTAGTTCGTCTAGCGCCAGCTGCGCTTTGCTCTCAAAATCGCCCTCTACCGCTTCTAAAATTTCGGCGATAGTCGGCATATTCGAATATTTTCGGCTTTGTCTTAGCTCTCTTAGCCCGCGCTTTAGCTCGCTCGCGTCAAAATGTCCTAAATCCTCAAAATAAAGTGCAATAACCGCCGGGCTAAGATCAGCCTTGTAGTATTCGACTATCGGCATAAACACGTCGTAAAACTCATTTGTCGTCATAATTTCCTCCTACCATATGCCCTTGACCGCTAGCTATTAGCTGGGCTTCAAACTGCTTAAAAGCTCGCATCGTGTTGAGCGTGCCTTGATTTAGGCCGTGCGGGTTTGTCGTAGCGTTGTTTGGGACGTTGCGTCCGCCGCTACCTTGCGTCTTAGGCTTAAACACCCCTTGCCACTCGTTCGCCATCGCTTCCCTGATGCAGGCATTGACGTCTATACCCTCTGCGCTCCACTTAGCCCACTCGCTGAATTTCATCTCGATGCCTTGCTTGCTAAGTTTCTCCTTGCGCTCTTTCTTGTAGGCTAGGTATTGCTCCCAAAGTGCAGGGTCGAGAAAATCGGGCAAACTCGGCTTAGGGGGTAAGGGGGTATTATTAAAAGCTTGTAATTTTAAGGCTTGTAATTGATTACTGCTTGTATTATTCATTCGCGCGCATACATTATATGGCGGACGTTGGATTTTCCGTTCGCGGACGTTGGATTTTCCGTCGGCGACCGGTTTTTCTCCGTCGGCGGACGTTGGATTTTCCGTTCGCGGACGAGCTGCGTTTTCTAGGGCTACGATCTTAATTTTTCGATTTGTTACTACCGCGCCGAATTTTTGTAATTCAACCTCGACGTAGCCTAGATTTTTTAATTTCGTTACGCCAGAGCTAGCCCAATCTTTAGACTTGCCTAACTTTTCTCCTAGGTACTCGTTAGAAGCATAGCAATAGCCCTCTTTTGCCGACAAAGAGGATATTAAGATCAACAGCCTAAGCTCGTTTTGTATTCGCTCGTCAAGCAGCCACGAGTTAAAACAAATCGCATAACCGTCGTTTAAATTTTCGTTCATTGTTTTTACTCCTTAGGCAACTTGTAGCCGAAACTTAAGGTATAATCGTCTATGATCAATGCGCCGTTTCGCTTAAGACTCTTGACGACCTTATGAAAAGTATTACGGCTAATTTCTGCAGCTTCTATAATCTTTTGGGACCGAATATAAACAAACTCGTCCGTCTCCGCCTTTTTTATTTCGGCTTTAATAAATTCAAATACCGCTTTTTCGCTTTCGTTCATCCCTCATCCCCCTTAAATTTCTTAACCGTCAGCCACGCAAACGCAGCCGACACAAAAAGGCAAATCGCCAAAAAGCCGAGAATTACCCAAATCAAGAGTGCTAAGAGTTTCATCGTCACAACCTAAAATTAAAATAATTAACAAGCTCAAACAAAATAACGCCGATCGCAAAAGACGCGATAATAAACTCAATGTCAGGCATCAGCTAGCCTCGCTTATAAATAGCCACTTGACCGTTACGCCCGTTATCGGGCATTTGTCTTTTACGGGCTCAGTTAGTTTGCCCTCTTTGACTAGCTCGTTTACTCTCGCACTTACGGACGAATTTTCGATGCCCGTAGCCCTAGAAAGCATACGTCTAGTCATCCCCTCGGGGTGCTTGTTTAGCTCTTTTACGATAGCTACCCTTTGCGCTTCGTGCCGGTCTGCGCTCGCTATGTAGCCGTTTATGCTTGTTTCAGCTATCATCTCACGCTCCTAATCTGAATTCTTTATTTTTCGCGAGCTTTATTTGCTCAAAAATCATCTTTACGACGTTTACGCTCATTGCGTTGCCTGCTTGTTTGTAGGTTTGCGTATCACTCGTCACGATCTTAAAGTTTTTAGGGAAACCTTGTAAACGTAGGCACTCGCGCGGAGTGAGCTTTCGTATGCGCTCATTTCCTTTTGCGTCAAGCTCGCCCGCCGCTCTGATAAACTTATCCGTTCTGCGGTGTCCCGGGTTTGTAGTGAGAGTGTTGGCGATATTCTCGTTTGCGTCTTTGGGGCGAAATTTCCCATTAAATTTGGGGTTTTTGCTGCGAAAATGCGCCAAAGCCCTATCGCTCAAAAAGTATTTTTCATCTACTTCGCGATCTAGCATATCGCCCAAATTTAACTCTAGCGTCTGTTTGGGCGCATAAGAAAAAGCGTGATATTCGTCTGCGTTCAAAAACCCCACGATATACAACCGTTCTCTATTTTGCGGGATGCCGTAGTCTTTGGTGTTTAAAATTTCGGCGTGGCAATGATAACCTAGCCCGCGCAAAGCGCCCAAAAACCTCTGATAGCTTTTGCCGCCGTCGATTGACAAAAACCCTTTGACGTTTTCATAGATAAAAACCTTAGGGCGAGCTTCGCTAACCACGCGGTAAAATTGCCATATCAGGCTACCTCTTTCTCCATCCTCGCCCGCGCGTTGCCCTGCGGTTGAGAAGTCTTGACAAGGGCTGCCGCCTATTAAAATATCTATTTGCCCGGCGTAAGCTTTGGCATCAAGATCGCAAACGTCCTCGTAAAAAACTATCGGGGCTTCGTGATTGGCTAGGTAGCTAAGTCGGGCGAATTTGTCTATCTCGCAGGCAAATACCGTCTTTACCTCGTCAAATACTTCGCGAGCGGCAAACTCGGGCGCGCCTATGCCAGAAAAGAGAGTGGCGAGCCGTACTTGCTCGCCCTTGCGCTTGGTTACGGGTTCACAGAGGTATTCGACGATTTCATTGATCGTCATTTTTTAGCCTTTTTGGTATAATCCTTTATCGACTCTAAAGGATTATTTATGTTTGAAGTTTTAGACGCCTCGTTTAAAACCCTTATCCTCAACGGCTTTACACCCTTTGCTATCTTTCTTACGGTTTTGCTTATATTCTCTTTTGGGTTTGCCTGCGGATTTTTGACGAATAGATATTTCGGCGCCAAGCCGTTTTGGTTTGAAAAAGAATTTACCTGCTTCCTAGAGGACGAGAACGGCAAGGAATTTAAAGTAGACGCCAACGTCCTTTTTAAAAACGCAAAAATAGCCCGCGTAAATTGCCCTTTGTTTAAAAACGGCAAATGCAAAGGCGAGCATAAATGTCTGATACTTGAAAAGCGCGTATAAACCGGTCTCATTTTTTAGCCTTTTTGAGTTGTTTGGCTTCTTGCTCGGACAGCCAAAGGCGGATGTTTTTCCACGCCTCATAAGGAACGCCTGCCTCGTAAAAACAAGCCGTCATAACCTCATAATTAGGCTTCATTCTCGGGTTTAGCCTCAAAATTTGTTTCACGGTATCAAGCGCGTAAAATCTGAGCAAAACAAGTTTTATCGCCGCATATATTTCTTTTTGTATTTTTGTTAATTTCATAGTGTTAGTGTATAATAATTCCACTTAAAATAATTTTAAATAGTGGATTTTATTTACGCTAATATTTTTTAATAATTGTTATATAATAGTGGAGTGTTAATCCACCATTAGGAGATAAAAAATGGCTGACGTTTTTAATTATTTGCTAGTAAAGCAAGCGCTTAAAGAGCGCGGAGCGACTTATCAGGATTTGGCAGATTTTCTAACGGACAAGGGGATGGTAACTGTATTGGACACGGTAAAAACGTGGTTTAGAAACGACGAAAAAAGACGCTCTGCGCCTGAGCTTCCAAGGATTAAGCTAATAGCCGAATATCTCAAAAAGAGCTTTGATGAAATAATGATCGGATATTCAACAAATGCCCTTAAGCAAACCCCTCTTAGGCGCGTGCCTATCGTCGGCTCCGCCAGCTGCGGAGTGCCTGAGTTAAACGCCTATCAAGACGTTGATCCCTACACCTATGCGCCTGCCGATGAGTGGAACGAGGAGATGTATTCGGTAATCGCAAACGGTAGCAGTATGGAGCCTGACATCGAAGAGGGCGACGAGCTTTTGTGTGATCCCAAAGCGACTGTTATGGACGGCGACATAGTGCATTACAGTATTGATGGCGAGGGGGCCGTTAAGGTTTATGCTGTAGTGCCGGCACAGAATAAATTTTACTTCATTCCTATAAACGATAAATTTCCAATCAAAGAATTTGACGATACCCCAGAAATTAGAGAAAAATTACGGATAGTTAAGGTTATAAAATTTAATCGTTCATTAGAAAATGGGCGCAAGGCAAGGCTTAGAGGGCTAGGTTTTTAGCCCCACGTAGCCCGTAGCTACTCCATAAATTCAAAGAGGTTTTAGGGGAGGATAAAATGACAAACGAGCAGGCGCAGGAGCTTATTGGGCTTTTAAAAAGAGTTAAAGATGCCAACTTCTTGCTTGATAAAATAGCCTTTTATGTTAAAAATATTGAGCTGGAAACAGACGAGGACGCCTATAAGGATATTTCGCTATTGCTTGATCTTAGTATATCCAAAAAGCAATCAAAAAGGACAACTATCCAGCTAAGAGCGAACAAAAACATTCACTTGCTGAGGAATGATTTTTTTAACGTCCACACCAACCCGCCGTTTATAGAAAACAAAGCCCCTAATGATGATAATTTAAGGCTACTTATGCAAAAATACTCCGAAACAAGACTAGGTCTTGGCGGGCATTTGCACGTGTATATCGACGGATATGACGACAAATGGGCGTTTCCTATAAGCGAATTCGCGCTTACGGATTGTGAGGATAATTTCTTGATACAGATAGAACGATTTTGCGAGTTTTGTAATATAAAAATAAAAATAGAAAGGGCGTTATTTTAGTTATGCTTGATATTCATGGGCTTTTAAGTTCCTACTACGAATATTTAAACGGCGGCTTTGAGGTCAATACTATTGACCCTAAATGCCACGAGATTATTACGCCTTTTTTAGATAGGCACAATGACAATATTTCGTTTTATGTGGACTTTATGGGCGGCGATGTCGTTAAACTTAGCGATGGCGGGGAAACTATACAAGATTTAAAAATGTCGGGGTTTGAGTTTAACGGGCAAAAGAGAAATAAGCGGCTTGAAACGACTTTAAATGGGTTTGGTATTTTTAAGGATAATGACGAGCTTTTTGTAACGGCTACCCCGTCGGACTTCGCCAAAAAACAGCACAATATAATCCAAGCATTGATAAGCGTAAACGATATGTTTGCCCCGGGCAAGGTTGGTGGCGGATTTTTTTATGACGAGGTAGAGAATTTTTTTAACTCCATAGACGCCAGATACGCGCCCAATATCTCAATAGAGGGCAGATCGCATTTATCGCATAAATTCGAGTTTTTAATAAGCCGCTCAAAAAAAGAACCTGAAAGGCTTATTAAGCTCTTAAATAATCCCAAAAAAGATAATTTAAAGGCAACTCTTTTTAACTTTACGGATTTAAACGACGATAGAAATTTAAGCGACAAGATTATTATTTTTAATGATAGCGACGGGGAAAATCAAGACATAGCCCTCGCAACCAGAGAATTAAATATAAAGCTTTTAAAATGGAGTTCAATAAAAGATTATTCAGGCTATTTGGCCGCATAACGATTCTCATCCCGTCGCTACTTTTTGCCCTCTCTGGCAAAGTCGTCTCTATTCACGACGGCGATACGATCACGGTATTGCAAGACAAACGACAAATCAAGGTTAGGCTTTACGGCATTGACGCGCCCGAACTCAAGCAGCCATACGGCAAAAAGTCAAAGCAGTTTTTGGCAAATTTGATAGCTGGCGAGGTTGTAGAAGTCGATGAAAACGGCAAGGATAGATACAAGCGCACGATCGGCACGATCTATTTAAACGGCACCGACATAAACGCCCAAATGGTAGAAAACGGCTATGCGTGGGCGTACCGCAAGTTTTCAAAGAAATATACTGCGCAAAAAAGCAAGGCAAAGTCTCAAAAACTCGGGCTTTGGCAAGACAAAGAGCCTATCCCGCCGTGGGAGTGGAGAAATCGCTAATCTTGCACAAAAGCCGCCTTATGCGTTTTTAACAATTTCGCCATATTTTGCCGCATATATTTTCAAAATCAACAAGGTCGTTACTTGAAAGTATTTCTTGCTCCTTTATATACTCATACATTTCAAGATAAATTTCCTTATCAAAAATAATACCATAGTAGTTTTGATAGAGCATAAGCTCCACAACATCTCCTTTGTTTTGTAGAAATTTATATTCTAAAGGATGCTTGCCGTATTTCCCGATATTGTCTTTGTCGTAGTTATTTGCAAAACGCCCCATTTCATCAATTATATCTACAGCCTCGCCGTATAGTCTTTTCCCGTCTTTTGTGAGAGCGAATAAGTTTTTTATCTTTTTAACTATGAACTTAACTAGGTGCCTTTTTGCTTGCCTCTTTCTGTTGTATATAGCATAAAGCGCAAAGACAGGTCTATTATCCCGATAAATAGTCTTAAAATACTCGTCTTGTATCATATTGGAAAAACGTAAGGCCTCCACTACAAATTCCGTCAGGGCCAACATATCATCATTCCATCGATTATGATATTTTTGGCAGGCAAACAGCACCGATAAAACAAAATTTACCGGTAACAAATTGCCGCTACTATCTATTATTGACGATACCCCAAAAAATAAACAAAAATACAAAATTAAATATAGAAAGAAGCGGACAATGTATGGCTTTTGGTTATGTTTTTGCCCGTTTGCATTATTAATAAGCTCTTTTAGCCCATCAGTTGCTTTTTTAAAGCAATAATAATCCTTTTTGCTCTTACCCCATTCATCATAAATAGCGTATATTTCCAGCAGCTGCTCTATCTGTTTCCCTCGAAGTCCCATTTAAGAATTATACCATAAAAAATATTTTTAAAAGTGCATTATATATCCACTTTTTTAAGTTGTATTTAAGTGGAATTATTATACACTTCAATATCCAAACGGACAAGGCGACCCACGCCGAGGTTACGTAACCTAAAGCTACGGGTTAGCGCACTAGGGAAGCGATATTGCCCTAGCCAGATCAGCCCTGATCGCGCGTGTATATCAGAGCTTGAAAAATCCACGCAAATTTATTTATGGCGGACGTATTGGAGACTGAAAGAACGCAGAGGTAACGGCCTCTTGCTATCAGCCGCAGGTTCGACTCCTGCCGTCCGCCGCCGTATCTTAAATCAAGCCCCGCAGTCTCCTTTGTCGATAGATTTTGCAAATACTAATATTCATCTTAGCGGGGTTTGTTTTAGGGTACAAACCAAAAGGAGAAAAAAATGACAATTGAGGAGCTAGAGCAGGTTTTATCAAGCGTGAAAGCCTTGATAAAGGCGAAAAAAGATTACGAAAAACTAAGCAACAAATACTCAAAAATAGACTTCAGAGAAGTGTCGAGATCGCAAAGAGCTAGGTCAAACGAAAGGCTAGGCGACGCAGCTTTTGACGTAAAAGTAAAAACGGACGATTTGCACGCCGACTTAGTGGATGCAGGGCTATGCGAGATGAAAGAACGCTATGAGCAAAGAGAGCTAGGGCAAAGCTCTGGGCTAGGCCACGTTTACCGTGCGGCATATCTGCCAAAAATACCGAAAAAATACAAAACTTCAATGGCGGGCTAGTCATTTCTAGCCCGAGAAAGGATAAGCCGTGTGGCTATTTAGGTTATTTAGGCGGCTAATGAGTTATTTCCAAAAAGGAAACAGCTCAAAACGGCTAATCAAAAATATCAGGTTTTTGGGGTTAAAAAGCTAGATTTTACCGTTATTAAAGAGCGGGCAAGGCTTTTTGGTTTCATCGCAGGTACGATCTGCCCAGTTAAAGCGAGGACAAGCGCAGTTTATGACGCGATCGCCGCGGACGGAGATTTTTACTTCGTTTTTATAGCCGCCGTAAGCGCTCTCTACCAGCGCGCAGTTTCGGCGCAGAGTTTCGGTAGGCAAGTCTTTTTCTATCTTGGCTATCTCGCGCGGCAAAACTACCTTTTTCGCGTATGCGTAGCCCAAAAGCACGCCTGCGAAAAATGCGGCCGTTTCAAGACCGAAAATGTCTTTTATTATACTTAAATCCATTTGGGAATTATATCAAATTTAAGGAGTTTTTTATGGTAGCCTTTTTGATTTTAGCGTTTATTTTCGCGGCCGGCTTTATCGTTGGCTCGGTATTGGCGCGCGACTTGGGACTTTACGAATATTTTAAAAAGGATAAAAAATGAGCGCAACAGATCACGTCGATTACGACCTTATGAAAAACGAGCAGGCGCAGGCGGTTTTAGATGCGAGATTTAAAGAGTTTTGCGATCAGGCGGCGGACATTATCGCCACAGCTAGAGCCCATCTCGACAGGCTGGCAAGCGAATACGAGGAGCTGATAAGCTTTGACGATCTGGCGTACGAGATAAACGACCAAATCGAAGCGGAACTGAAATTTTAAAGGATAGCAAATGATGATCAACTACAGAAAATACTTAAAGAACAAAAACAAACTGGGGATAAAAAATATCAAGACTATGCGCGAGTTTGAGACTCGGGTAAAATCATTTCAAAAAGGCGAGCGATGAACTTCAAATACCCCCTAAACACGATGATAAAAGGACTGCCAAATAAAGATTATCACGAGGCGGGCGGGCTAAGTTCGACTCGTTTTGATTTGATACGAAAAAGCGTAAGAGCCTTTAAATTTCGGCATAAATTCGACTTTTGGAAGCCTTGTTTCGACGAGGGCACGCTTTGCCACGACTGCATTTTGACGCCCGAAAATATCGAAAAAACCTACATCGAAAGTCCGACGGCGGGGCTCGACACCAAAAAAGCCGACGAGCTGCGCGAGGCAAACCCCGATAAAATCGTAGTAGGCAAAGGTATGATAGAGCATTACCTAGAAATTTCCGATATTGTAAACGACTTTGTGCCATTTTTGCGATACGCCGACAAGGAAGTGAGCTTTTTCCACTACCACAAAGACGCGGATCTGCTTATGCAGGCGCGCCCTGATATTTATATCCGCAAAATGGGGCTACTCTACGATCTCAAAAGCACGAAAGCGAACAATAAAGACGAGTTTGAAAGGCTGATCGAGCCGTATAATTACGACCTATCGCTAGCTTATTACACAGACGTTGTGAGTTTGTGCGGGCATAAAACTTCGCTCAAATATACGGGCTGGCTTTGTGTGCCTAAGTCTGCGCCGCATATCCCGTTTTTAGTGCGGGCAAGCGAGGAGTTGCTAGAAAAAGGGCGCAGTAAGTATCAAGAGCTTTTAACGCGGTATATGGACTACATTGCCGCCGAAAAAGAATACGGCGAGGAGGATATGGAGCTTATCTATTCCGACATCGCTAAAGATGAGGCTCATAGTTACGAATACCGCAAAGAAAACTACGCCAGCGCGGCGTAAATTTGAAAGGATAAAAAAATGAATCAACTACAAACCACCAATAGACAGATGACTAAAGACGAGCAAGCTCGAGCGATCGTCGCTTCAAAAATGGATATTATCAAAACCGTAACTGGCGGAGACAAGGCTAAGGCTAGCGCGTTTGCGGCTAGCTTGTCGGCTATGGCTAGTGATAAAAGCTTGTCTGCGTGCTCTGCCGAGAACATCATAAACACGGGGCTTGAAATAGTGCGCTTAGGCCTAAACCCAAATAAGACATTCGGTCAAGCCTACGTTGTGCCGTTTGTGATAAAAGGCAAAAACGGCAAACCTGATTTTACGGTAGCTCAGCTCCAAATAGGCTACAAAGGATGGATAAGTTTGGCCTATCGCAACGGCTGGATTTTTAGGGCGCTAGCGGCTTACAAATGCGATGAATTTGAGATAAATTTCGCAGGCATAAAAGACGAAATAACCTTTAACCCGAACTATGATGAGCGCGACGAAACCGACAGCGGGTGGGTATTTAACAATCTGCGCGGCGTGATGGTGTATGCTAAAGACGGGGCGGGTAACGAATTTAGCGAATTCGTGAGTAAGAAAAAATTAGAGCAGTTGCGACTAAAATCCCAGAACCAAAAAGACCAAAACGTGCTAACTAACATTTGGGGCGAATGGGCGGAAGAGATGTATAAAGCCAAAGCTATCAAATACGTAGCCACGCGCCTGCCTATAACCGAACAGATCCAAGAGGCCATCAACGCGGAAAACGAAGCTTATAGAGACGAGCCCAAGCAAATTCAAAACGCGCCTAAAATCGAAACTACCGCAAATTTAAACGACCTCGTGAGTAGTTCGGAAAAACCGAACAGCTCAGTTGGTGCAAAAAATTCACAAACTGAAGAAGCCGAATTTATCGAAGCCGCGCCCATTGAAGTAGAAATCGACGTAAACGCAGACATATTGCCTCTTGACGCTTTGCAAAGCGAGCTAATGAATAGAGGCGCGAGCGAAGCCGAAGCCGAAAAGCTTTTGGAAAGAGTGTCGCCTGACGAGGCGAAAGCGTATCTAGCCGATCCGAACAGCATTGACGCATTAATGGAAAATTTAAGGAGATAAAATGAACGTAGGATATTTTAAACACAAAACCGTAAAAGACCAAAACGGCGTAGAGCAAAAATCTATAGGCGGGATGATAAATATCCCGTTTATGCGCCCTATCGAATGCTCGCTAATCATAACCCCGCACGAGGAACTAGCGGGGAACCAAAAAGCCCCGATATACAAAATCGCCCAATATAAGCCCAAAGGGTGGGAGGGCTCCAGGCAGATTATAGGCGGGATCTGGAGTGCGGTTAGCAAAGACGGTAAAGTTAATTACTTTAAAGGGCATATCGAAACGCCTTTGGTAGCGGGCGGACGAGTATATATCGCGCTATTTGAGCCAAAAGAGGATAACGGGCTAATGTTTGAGGTTACTTGGAGCGCGCCTAAATCAAATACCAGCGCATACGTGCCTACTGCTAGCAACGAGGACGCAAGCTATTATGCGGACGACGACGCGATGCCTTATTAAGGGCTAGCTATGGGCAAAAACTTCAGCGGCAACACGAACAAGCTCCGATCGAAAAGCGACTTCTACCAAACGCCGTATAGCATCACGCGGCGGCTTTTAGAAGTAGAGA